CACGCTTCGGCCACCGGTTCACGACCGGCGCTTCCCGGCTCTCCGGCTCCCCCGAGACGTCCGCGTGGAACACGATCGAGATGGCTTTCATGCTATACTTGACTCTGCGCATGACCAAGGTCGACGGGGCGGACATGGGTCCGATGGAGGCCTGGAACCGGCTGTGCAAAGACTGCTTGGTGCTCGGAGACGACTCAGTCTTCGGGACGCATTCGTGCTTCGACACGGAGGCGTTGTTCCTGCGCGCGACGACGATGTGCCTACACAAGGCCACCGTCGACGTGTGCATGCCAGGCGGCGACATTCCCGTGACCTTCCTATCGCGGGTCTACAGCCCGTGGGTCTACTACGGCTGTACGTCGTCGATGTGCTGCATCAAGCGCGCGGTCCAGAAGTGGCACACGTGCGCCATCCTCGAGCCAGGGGCCGAAGGGCCCCTCAAGAAGCTCGTCGAGAAGAGCCTCAGCATCCTTTGCAGCGACGCAGAAACGCCCGTCCTGGGCGCCCTGTCGCTGCGCGCTCTAGAGCTGGCCTCCGCGGTTCCCGGCATGGTCCCCACGACCGGCAACCGCTATGCTGCCGTCGACTCACCCGAGCGTGGAGCCCTCTACTCGGGGGACACGTCCTGGTGGGCCCGGCAGTGGGGCCCAAACCCCCTAGTCGCGTACCCTAACACGGACCACGACGGCTGGATGCTAGCTGAGCTAGAGCGTGACCTTCCTGGATTTGACCTCGACAAGTTCTCGGAATGCGTGGCCAACGCGCAGACCTGGAACGACTTGCTTCGCCTCCCCCTCTGCTGGGCCGGCGAGCGAGACGTGATCCCCGACAGCCTCAAGCAACAGACGGTCGTTGGGGACTACGTGATTGAGGCAGCTCCAGACAAGAAGGCAAAACCAACCGACGAGCCGCAGCAGGCCGTCGCAGAGCCGCCGAAGCCTCTGGCGGCTATTCCCCGCCCCTTCTTAGCCGAGAGGGACGAAGGGGGAACCACAAGCGAGTCGTCGTCCGGAAACAAGTCGAGAGGCACCTCGACCCGGCGGCGGAGGGGCAAGCGCACACCGCGCACGTCCCGCTCTCAAGAGCCAGGGTCGACTACAGAAGCCACAAGTGGCGGGGACTCCATGACAGCCCCGTCTGGCTTGTAAACATCGACCCTTGAGGATAGCACGAATGGACCACGTTCGCACTCGGTGCCGTGGCCCCTTCAAACCGGTGTCGTTCACCCGGATCCTGTGCTAGAGCCTAGCCCACCGCTGTTGTATTGGCCACCCGTCAATTGACCCGTACTGTCGTTCCCTCGCTAGTATTCTAGGAAACGAGATGTCGATTACGTGCGTCTTGCCGGTCGCTGCGACTTGCGACACGACGCTAGTAAGTGCTGGGGGGGTGCGGTGCTCCCTCAGGTTGAAATTTCACCACTTTGTATTACCCAGCACTTCGATGAACCGAAAGAACCAGCGTTCTCAGCAACCAAAGCGTCGCCCTGTCGCTAGAAACAGGGCACCAGCCATGCAGCGCGCACCGCAGCCTTCAGCGCGACGCGCCGCACAATCGCGGCGGGTAGTTACCGCTCCCGTCGCAACCAACGTGTCCAATGGCCGTTCGGGAACCAAAACCATCCGTGTCACCGAGCGCGAGCGGGTCGCAACGCTCAGCGGGTCGACGGACTTCACCGTCCAACATTCGCTGAGCATCAACCCCGCCATGCCGGAGTTTCTGCCGTGGCTCTCCACCATGGCACAGCTCTACGAGAAGTACCGCGTCAAGTCCATCCGTGTCCTCTATCACAACCTCAAGGGCACGGACACCGCGGGCAACGTCCTCATGGCATTTGATCCGGACCCACTTGACTCCGCTCCCGCGGACGCAGTGTCGTTCACCCAGTCATCTCGCTACATCGACGGAGCCCCTTGGCGCTTGTTGACCCTGAACATCCCGGGCAGCAACCAAACGTACTTCACACGCACCGCAGGAGTCCCTTCCTCGGACCTCAAGACCTATGACTATGGGAAGGTCCACATCGCCACCGAGGCGATGGCAAGCGACTCCTCGCCTGTTGGATACATTGAGATTGCCTATGACATCGAGCTTCTCGAGCGCCAGCCCGCCCCCACAGGGGGCGGGCAGTACTCGTTTCGCCCGCAAGTTTACGTTGGGGTTCCCGACCCCTCTGTGCCTATCATGTTCACCCACAAGGACAACAATGGAGGCACCCCATCCTACCAGACTGTCGAGTTTGACGGTGTTCTGCCACTCGCAGCACTCGTTGACGACATCGGCATCTCGTCGTTCAACGGCTCTCTCGTCCTACCGCCTGGTGTTTACCACCTTGCAGCCTCGCTTAAGGGTTCTGATTCCAGGACCTTCTGCAAGGAAGGCAACGACGGGAAAGACGACTACGGCACGCAAGAAATGGGACCAACTCCCAACTTTTCCGCCCTCGCGGCCGCTATTTTCGACTCATATGGCGGCCCCTACAAGGGCGGCTTCTATGCCCAGGATGGGCTTGACTGCGATTTCCACTTCGTCGACTCCACTGGAACCAAGGTCGACAGCGTGGGGCTCGCAGATCTCACAGGCATCTCACTCAGGGCCAAGTTCCGCTTCCGCCTCCTCACCCCAGTCTCCGTCAACGGACGGCTACTCGAGGGAGACGGACAGTTCACGACGACCCTCAAACCCTCGGCCCAGGGCCAAAACCCTTGGCCGACGGCTGTCATCACGAAGATTGACAGCCCTTAGAGCCTCACTGTTCTAGCCACGATAAGGCCGCGTTCGCACTCGGTGCCGTGGGCCTGGGAGACGTTCGCACTCGGTGCCGCCTCCCCGGTGAGACCCTCTAGAAAACACCCTCGCGCGGTGGCTCCGCGCGGGGGGACCTGGTAAAACAACCGCAGCACCTCGCTGACGAACGATGAAATGTACACGATCTCGCGAGGTCCGCCTGTTGGAAGCAGAGTGCACAACAGGTGGGCGGTTGAACCGGACGCGCCCGGTTCCAAAACCAGCACTCCAGATTAGGAGCCCGTCCAGAGCATGACGTCTCTTTCGCCGGCCCAAGAAGCAGTTGATGAGGGTAACGGTGGTTCGGTTGAGCCATGATGGAGTCCGACACTACTGAGAAATGCTGTTCACACACCTCCCCCGGTACAGCGACCGCCGCAGGTCGGCCGGGGGTTGCAAGGACGTCGAACCCGCTTCACTACACCGCCGCAGGTGGAAGTGCGCGTTCCGTCCGAACCGGATATTAAAGAGCGATCAAGCATCGCCGTGGGCGTACATCCCACTCCTACTTAGGTGGCCTCCCAGAAGGTGGCTGCCTGCCGTTAT